TATTTAAAATCAATCAATGAGTCTAAAGAAGACTTGATGAACACCAATGATGAAGCGTGGGCAAAGAAATATCCTGCGTATATCGTTAATCGTTGTTTATCTATGTTTTGGGATACATTACCTCAAGCAAATGAGATGAATGGTTATCATTTTTTAGACAATAAAGTACAGTTTCAATTTTTAATAAATAGTGTAAGAAAGAAAAAACGATTTGGCGGCAGATGGTTAAAGCAGTCCAAGTTGAAAGATTTAGAGTATGTGAAAGAGTATTTTGGTTATGGTAATGAGAAAGCTAGAGAGGCTCTCAACATACTGACAGAAAAACAAATTGAAGATATAAAAGAAGCCTTGAATAAAGGCGGGAGAAAAAAATGAGTGAAGAAATACAATGGTCGCCTGCAAGTATGTTAGAGGTCACAATCAAACAACCAGACGATTTCCTAAAGGTAAGAGAAACTTTAACACGAATAGGTGTTGCTAGTCGTAAAGACAAAACACTATTTCAATCGTGTCATATATTACATAAACAAGGTAAATACTATATCGTACATTTTAAAGAACTTTTTGCTTTAGACGGCAAGAAGGCAACTTTAGTTGAAAATGATATACAAAGAAGAAACACAATCGCTATTTTATTACAAGACTGGAACCTAATTGATATAGTTAAAAAAGAAGACGCAGAAAACAAAGCGCCTTTAAGTCAGATTAAAGTTTTACCATTCAAAGAAAAAAAAGAATGGAACTTATCTGCTAAATATAACATAGGAAAAAAAGTTACAAAAGAAGATAGCGACAATGCAGATACCGAAGTTTAAACAATTTTTTGCTGAACAAGATATAGAACGTAAAGATAAACCTATTACGGTTGCTATCATTACAAAGTCTAATCCTAAAATCAAAGCACAAAAAGCAGGTCAACCTAATAAAAAAGAACTTACTGTTGCTTTAATAGAAAAGGCGTGTAAGAAAAAAGGTTTTGATTGTATTATTATTAATACAAAGTATGCTATCATCACAGGTAAAGACGAAGAAAAAAATACATTAACAGTTTATAATTATGATGGTAAAGATAGTGAACATACTTTTATAGGTAAAGATACTGTTTGTGTTACGAGAGCAGGTGCTGCTGAAGATGAGGCAGGTCTTTCTTTAATATCAGCATTTCAAAACTCATCATCATTTATGGTCAACACAAGATCAGCAATGTTGACTTGTTCAAACAAATTAACATCAGCATTATTATTTGAGAAGTTTAATATACCTACACCAAGAACTGCTTTTATTACTAACGAAAAAAATATAGATGACGCAGTAAAATTAATAGGTAATAAGTTTCCTGTTATTATTAAAACACTTACAGGTACACAAGGTATTGGTGTAATTAAATCTGAAAGTTATGAATCATTAGTATCTACAATACAGGCATTATGGAAGCACGACGCTGAATTATTAATCCAAGAATATATGCCATCTAAATTTGATGTTAGAACTTTTGTCGTAGATAATAAAATATTTGCAAGTACAAAAAGAACTCATAGTGGTTATGACTTTAGATCAAATACACATAGAGGTGCTGAGGCAGCACCATACAAATTAAATGATGAGGAAAGAGAACTTGTATTAAGAGCAAGTAGAGCTTCAAAAGCATATATGGTTGGTGTAGATCACATTATCTTTAATAATAAACCTTACATATTAGAAGTTAACGGAAGTCCAGGTTCAGGTGCTGATTACGAAGGTTATCAGTATAAAGATTATTATTCTGATCCAGAACCAGCAGGTAGAATTAACGGTGAAACTTTGATGTACAACTTTGTAGATTGGGTTTCAAAAAGAAGTCATTGGGACAGACAAGCAATTAATGAATGTGGTTGGTTAGAAACAGTTGACTTAAATGATATAGGATTTGTAAGAGCAAAATTTGATACAGGAAATGGATCACAGGCTTGTGCTTTACACGCTGATGAAATTATAGAAGATGGTAAAGTAGTTAAATGGAAATATGACGGAAAAACTTATTCTAAACCAAGACACGGTACAAGTAAAGTTTATAGAGCAAATGCTGATGGTGAAGAACCATCAGAAATCAGACCAACTGTATTAATGGATATTACATTTAATGGATTTACTTATAAAGATATAGAAGTTGGTTTAGACCAAAGACCAAGATCAGGTTCAGATATATTAGTCAATAGAGATTTAATGCGTCAAATGAATGTTAGTGTCAACCCTAATAGAACTTTCGTATTAAGTAAGAGATTAAAACCAATTGAAAAAGAAGGTAAACAAGATAAAGTTGGTTTTGAAAAGAAATAACATTGACATTTAAGTCAAGTTATGTTATATTAGATAATAAGGAGAAATATTATGTCAGACGTGAAAATAATGAGACTCTCAACAGGAGAGGATATAATCGCAAAGATTATAGATAGATCAGTAGAAACAACTAAACTAAAACAGCCATTTGTGATTATACCACATCAACAAGGTCCAGGCAAACCTGTACAATTGATGATGACTTTGTATAGTCCATATGCTGATAGTGAAGAAGTTGAAATCAAAACAGCAAATATAGTTTCAACTGTAAATCCAAAAAGAGAAATACTTGCTTCGTATCAACAAAACACAAGTAGAATATTAACACCAAGATCAGATTTAATTACAGAAACGAATATACCAACTTTGAAAAAGTGATAACAGTAAACTTTATACGGACAAATAACGACAAAGTCCAAGTTAAAGTACCTGAAGGTTGGACTGTAATGGAGGCTGCCAAAGAGGCAAACCTTGAGGAGATACCTGCAACTTGTATGGGTTGTTGTGCGTGTGCAACTTGCCACGTGTATGTAAACAATGCCTGGATTGACAAATTAGGCGAAATAGATTATAATACACCTGAACAAGAATTATTAGAATATGAAAATGGATATAAGAAAGGTATTAGTAGATTGGGTTGTCAGATAATGTTAACTAAAGAACTTGACAATATAACCTTTCATTTAAGAGATGACGAACTTTTATAAAAGTGTAATTGAACATCACGGTAAACTTCTTGTAAGAGGTGTACACGAGGGTAAAGAATATAAAGAGAAGATTGATTATAGTCCTACTCTCTTTGCTCTTACACAAGAAGAAACCGAATATAAAACATTAAATAATCAATGTTTAAAACCAATTAAGTTTGGTAGTATTAAAAAAGCAAGAGATTTTAAAAGAAGTTATAATACTGAAAATGCACCTATCTTTGGTATGGATCGTTATCAGTATCAATATATTGCAGATGAGTTTCCAGAAGAAATACAATTTTCTAAAAAACACATTAAAATATTTACACTTGATATAGAGTGTGGTGCAGAAAATGGTTTTCCAGATGTACAAAATCCTATTGAAGAACTATTAGCAATCACAGTTAAAAATCAATCTAACAAACAAATTATTACGTGGGGTACAGGTGAGTTTAAAACTGATAGAACAGATGTAACTTATATAAGATGTAAGTCCGAAAAAGCATTGATTATGGAGTTTATGAAGTTTTGGATGAAGAACTATCCAGATGTAATCACAGGTTGGAATACAAAGTTTTTTGATTTACCTTATCTATGTAATAGAATTAAATTACTTACAGATGAAAAGGTTGTAAGAAGATTATCGCCTTGGAATTTAGTAGGTACGGAAGAAATAGTTGTAAGAGGTAGATCACAATTGCATTATGATTTATATGGTATTGCAATGTTAGATTACCTTGATCTATATAAAAAGTTTATTCCTGTTAGACAAGAAAGTTATAAGTTAGATCATATCGGTAAAGTAGAATTAGGTTTACAAAAAGATGAAAATCCTTATGATACATTTAGAGAATGGTATACAAAAGACTTTCAATCGTTTGTAGATTATAATATTAAAGACGTTGAGATTGTTGACCAGTTAGAAGATAAATTAAAACTGATTGAACTTATCTTAACAATGGCGTATGAGGCAAAAGTTAATTACCAAGATGTATTTTCACAAGTTAGATTTTGGGATACATTAATCTATAACTTCTTACGTAAAGATAACATAGTCATACCACCAAAAGAAGATAACTTAAAAGATGAGAAGTATCCTGGTGCGTATGTAAAAGATCCTCTAGTAGGTATGCACAAATGGATTGTTTCGTTTGACATCAATTCACTATACCCACATTTGATTATGCAATATAATATTTCTCCCGAAAAGATTATAGGTATGAAACCAAATGGTATTACGGTGAACAAGATGTTAAATCAGGCAACGCCTCTAACATATCTTAAAACGGAAGGTGCAACTATTACACCAAACGGTGCATTATTTAAAACTGATAGTGAAGGTTTTTTACCTAAACTATTAGGCAAAATGTATAATGATCGTGTAACGTATAAGAAAAAAATGTTAGAGGCGAAAAAAACTTATAATGAAACAAAAGACCCTAGTCTATTAAATGAGATTGCTCGTTGCCATAATATTCAATGGGCAAAGAAGATTGCATTAAATAGTGCTTACGGTGCCATCGGTAATCAATATTTTAGATATTATGATGTAAGACAGGCAATGGCAATCACACTTGCAGGTCAGTTTGTAATTCGTTTTATTGAAAAGAATGTAAACGAATATATGAATAATATATTAAAGACACACGATCAAATAGATTATGTTGTGGCATCCGATACAGATTCAATTTATCTTACACTAGATAAACTTGTTGAACAAGTATGTAAAGATAAATCTACTGAACAGAAATTAAGATTTATTAATAAAGTTGTTGAAGGTAGAATAGAACCATTCCTAGAAAAATGTTTTAATCAACTTGCAGAATACACAAACGCATTTAAAAATTGTATGGTAATGAAACGAGAAGTTATTGCCGACAAAGGTATATGGACTGCTAAAAAAAGATATATGTTAAATGTATTAGACGAAGAAGGTATTACATTTGACGAACCTAAATTAAAGATTATGGGTATTGAGGCAGTTAAGTCATCAACACCAGAGATATGTAGAACTAGAATTAAACAAGCAATCAAACTTGTTATGTCAAAAGAAGAATCAGATTTACATAAGTTTATTGCTGACTTTAGAACAGAATTTTTTAATCTGTCTGCTGAAGAAATATCTTTTCCTAGAAGTTGTAACAATATGAAAAAATATTATAGTAGTTCCGATATATTCATCAAATCAACTCCTATTCACGTAAAAGGTGCGTTGATATATAATCATCAAATAAAACAATTCAATTTACAAAACAAGTATCCATTAATACAAGAAGGCGATAAAATTAAATTTATTAAACTATTAGAAGCAAATCCATTTAAGTTTGATGTAATAAGTTATGTTACAAAGTTACCTAAAGAATTTAAGTTAGACAAGTATATAGATTATGAGGTGCAGTTTCAAAAGACATTTATTGATCCTATGACTTTCATCTTACAACCTATTGGTTGGTCACACGAACCAAAAGCAAGTTTAGAGGCATTTTTTGGATGACAACCGCTTTTATATTATTTTTGATTACAATACATTGGGCATTTATGTTAGGTGCTAATATTGCTATGAGATCAGAAATAAGTACACCTAAATTTTTAATGATTATGTTTATAATATGGACACTACTAAAAAATATAATGTAATATACGCTGATCCACCTTGGACTTTTAAAACGTATTCTGATAAGGGTAAAGATAGAAGTCCTGAAAATCATTATAACGTAATGAGTTTAAAAGACATATGTAATTTACCTATAAGTAAAATTGCAAATGATAATTCAGTATTGTTAATGTGGGTTGTTGATCCTTTATTAGACAAAGCGTTTGAAGTTATTAATGCGTGGGGTTTTAAATATAAAACTGTAGGATTTACTTGGGCAAAAACAAATAAAAAGAGTATGGGTTTCTTTACAGGTTTAGGATATTGGAC